ACTACCCATAAGTTACCGTCAGAAGAAATACACATAGCTCTAGTAGCTGTAAAATAATGCTTTGACCTTTTTACTAATTTACCTGTAGATACTTCTAACTTATAAACATAGTTACCATTTTCTGATATACCATAAACATAAGTATTACTAGCATCTGTAACAATTTTATGCATTAAAGGAAATGGACTAGGTGCTGCTAATTCAGCATCTTCTGCTTGTAACCCACTTGGCGCAGACCCTCCAAATTGACCATGCGGTATATTGCCTACCCATTTAACATTTTGAGTTTGCCCTAATCCTATATGTACTTCTTTATTATTTGTTTGCATTGCAGGAATAGAACCAGAGCCTAAATTACTTTCTACTAAATTAGTAATTGCAGGGCTTCCAGTATATACGTCTGCTATTTGTTTTAAATAACCATCACTATTATCAATATAAGCTAGTTGGTGTGTACCATTGTTATTTATCATAGCCATACGTTTTGCATCTACACCTGATTTAATAGCAGTTGCGTCTGCTTGTATAGCCATTAAAGAACCAGACTGTGCATAAGGATCTATGTTTTCACTATATACTGCAGCATCATCTGGAATATCTCTATCGTCTGCGTTATAAATATTGCCAGACTCAAATGCTTTTATTTCAAATAGTTCTTTAGGCACCTATTACTTTTCCATTATATGTTGTATGTCCATCATTTATTGTATGAACCATAAGATTAAAATTTCCATTTGTCATAATATCAACTACTCCCACATTATGACTCCAATTAGTAGGTCTACCCTTTAAATAACTCTTAGTCATATCAGTTAAGCATCCCATTGAATGTGCCATGTGTGCCCCACTAATGTGTTGAATACTTGCTTTTTGGCAGTCATGAGTGTGTCCATAGATGACGTTACAGCCCAATTGTAAAGCATGGGTTCTTGCATGAGAGACTCCCATGTAGTGTCCCCCGTGATATGCGTAGAGTTTACTGCCCAATACTTTAAAGACTTCTCCGTATTTGTGCCACTCGTATCCTCTTTCNTCAAACTTAAATGCTTTTCTTGATCCATAGTCAGTTAGGTACGGGTTTTCTTCGACAAAGTTATCGAACCAGAGTTCGTGGTTTCCTTGTGCAAAGATTTTTTTCTTGCATTGAACCAGTTGTAAAACTTCATCAATTTCATCAAGTCCTTTGTTGCCCTCTTCAATTTCTTTATCTATAGCTGGTAATTGATATTCAAGCGGTGGTCTTTTTTTCTTTGACCACTGCCAATGACTGACGCTTTCGCCATCAATTGTATCGCCTAATAGTAAAAATGCTGAAGGCTTTGCTGCTTTTAATACATTTAAAGCACATGCAAATGCTTTCTTATCGTGATTTGGAAAGTGAGTGTCTGGAAAGACAACCACTCGGTCTTTGATTTTCAATTGCTGTAACTCCCATTACTGCCTCCATAATTAGTCTTTTATTTCAAAGTGAACAAGGTCATCAAAGTTATTATCTTTGGTGGTTCTTGCTCCTTTACTAAGACTCGAATCACTCCAGTCGCCTCCCCAACGGACATCTACGCCCATCTTTGCAGCGATACCTAGAACGAATCCCCCAAGATAATGAAAGTCATCTCGTGCTTCCCAATCTATAGGGTACGGGGCTATATCTACAGCCTTGCCAAGTACGTGCTTACCGAATTTAGTTTTGCTCTTGCCTTGAGCTACTAATTCTTCTTGTCTTGACTGCGATCTTAGCCCTTCTATTACTGTTATGTCAAAGTATTTGACTACTTCATTTAATACTTTTACTAATTTAGAGTCTACGCCTTTTAACCTACTACGTGACCTTTTACCAAACTTTGGCATTATTTCTTCACTATGCCTTCAACAATATCTGTAACTAAATCAACAATCTTTTCAAAAAACAATTGTTCCTTTTCTTCACTAACAAAAGGAATGTCTATTTTTTTGTTTATTTTAGTAGCTACTTTTTCTTTGTACTCATCGGACTGTAAATGCTCAATCATACCATCAGCGTATTTATTTACAATTTCATCTTTAGCTTTATCTATTAAACCCATTAACATTACTTTGCTCATTTTAACTTCCTTATGTTTACTATTTTATATCCTAGATAAATAATAGTCATTACTGCTACTATGCATTGCAATAACGTACTAATCTCTGTTAAAGACAGTCCGTAATTAAACATACTAGCAGTAGTTACTTTTACGCTATCCATTACTTTTTAATTTTTTTAGTTTTACCATTATGTGTTCTAGCAAACTTATGTGTTTTAGTTTCTCGTATTAATGTACCAGAGTAACGTTTACCACCCCACATCCAACTTACTTTTTTAGCCATCACCATTTTACCTTATGAGACCAATACCTAGCACTTAATTTACTTGGTTTAGCATCTTGTGCATTATGTCTAGCATAATACGATTTTTTTCTTGCTTTCTCTTTAGCTGACTTGGGATTTTTCCCAGCCCCTTTTACACCTTGCTGTCCAAATCGTATTAGTTTAGTAGTTTCTCCTACTTTAGCTACAACTACATGAGACTTCTTAGGATGGCTTGGAGTACGCTTGGGTTTATTATACCCAGATACGCCAGCTCTTTTTAATTTAGAATCTTTTTTAGTTGCCATAATTACTCCTAATGTTTTCCATTTACTCTACTTAAACTTCCTTTTATTTCCGAAACTTGATTGTCCAAATCATTAATTTCCTTCGTAAGTGAATCAAACTTTCTGTCAAGTTTGTCGTCACTTTTATTCCAGCGGTTAATAAGCTTAATAACCATACTTTCCATGTTTTCAAGTGTTTCACTTTGTCCTTTGTTTTCTACTTGTAAGTCTTGCAAAGCCTTTGCTTGTTCATTTCCACGTTTGTTCATTGAGTAAACCATGAATACAAACATTGCTCCCACAACGCCTATCATACCTGCTTCTTGATAAACTGCTAAAAAATCCACTACTCTTTGACCCTCCGCAACTCTCTGTTAATAAAATAGTTATGATTAAAGTCATCTTCAGTTAAGACTACTTTCTCTTCCTTTTTTTCTTTCCCCAGGATAAGGGATTTAAGTTTAGTTCTGTTTGATACCATTCTAATTGCTCTTGCATTTGTGTTATTTTTACTTCCTCTTCCTCTATATGCTTACTGACAAGGTCTTCAATTCTGGTATTAGCAAATTCCATTCTACGTTCAAGTTCTCCAATGCGATTTTCAATACGTAAGTAGCCAAGCACAATAACAGCAACTCCCACAATAATCTGCCCAAGCCACTTAATGTTAAGACTAATACGAAAGTTGTCATCAATCTTTGCCATGCCATATGATCTATACGTTTTCTCATCGCTCATGGTTTATAATACTTATGAAAGTCTTCAGGATTTTCTGCATCAACAACCACAAAGATTGGAGACACAATAGTGTTTCCTGTTCCAGAACCACCAATAATTGCATATAAATATCTGCCTTCTTGATAAGGTGACTTAATTGTGTCATTATCAAAAAGATGTAAAAAGCTAGTGTCACTAAACACAGGAACATAAACACCATCAAGTATTTCGTCTGTCTCTATTCTACGATTGCCATTATAATCAATAACTTCACCTACACTAACTGTACGATGTGGTTGTGATGGAAACTTACCCATTCCATATTCTTCAATTTGTTGATTGTACCACATCGTAGACGCTTTAGTAATTTTTTCTAAATTTGCTTTTGTTTGTTTTGCTTTAGCTCCTTCACCGATACGGCTATAAGCAGGAGCTGCGGTAGTAGCCAAAGTAGCCATGATAGCCATGGTAACTGCAAACTCAGCCAAAGAGTTGCCTCTATTCCCCAACCCATTCATCCTTTTTCATTTCAGCTAAACATTCACTATGAGATAAAGCAGTAATGCCACTAACTCCTTTAACTTGGTCTAATGTGCCATCAGCGATTGCTAATTCATATTTAAGTAATACTTTTGTATTATCTTTATTCCATCTTGGTGCGCCAAGTTTTCCTTGCTTAAATGCACATTCTTGCCAACTTGGGTTTTGTAATGTGGTTTTATCCACTACCGATTCTGTATACGTATATTCTTCATCTTTTTTAGGCACAGAATGAGGCTCTGACATGAGCTTTTCTAATAACTCTGCCTTTGTATCGCTTGATGAATAATCTACGTCACAATCATCCATATACGCTTTTATCTCTGCTTTTGTGTTATCATTTGAAGGATAATAATCATACTTGTCTACAGATCGTGTAGCAGTCTTTTCTACATCTTTATAAGTNTACTCATTCCAAGACAGTCTATCCGCAGTTTTGAGTTTGCTTGGTAGCTTACCCTCATATACTGCTTTAGTTAATATTAAATATGTATTAGTCATTTTTATGCTTTCCTTTAGAAAATTTATAGTTCTTATTTATTTCAGCAACTGTTAAGGCTTTGTTGTAAAACATTATTTCATCCATCAATCCATTATATTTTGTACCAAGAGCTTCTTTACTGCCTATAATTAAATCTTGACCTGCATCTGAAGCGTAAGTACCATTTGTGTTTGATGGAGAGTTAGTTGGGGGTAACACTTCTCCGTTTTTATAGACTGTCATTTGCTGACCATCTGTAGAGTTTAAAACAATAGCATAATGATTCCATTCATTTACAGGCAATCCACCTGTACATTGCCAACTATATGTAGCTCCACTAAATACTACATCAAATCTAAATCTCCAAGCACCAGAACTTAATGCTCCGTCTGTTTTTAACATCCATCCTTGATTACCATTACCCGCTTTGTTCATAATCCCCATATTTGTAGTAGAGCCTTGTGGTTTTAACCACATTAATATTGTACCGCCACCATGCCACATATCATCTAATGATTTTGTACTACCGGCATCTACATACTCACTACTACCATTTAACCTTATCACATTGCTACTTGGATTCTTTAACGGAAATCCTAATCCATCCTTGTTTGAGTTTAATCCCTCATGAATTGTTATAGAATCTGGTGTGCCTTGTACATCGCCATCGTTACCATCGTTTAGTGTAGGATTACCATTTACAGTACCATGATTAGAATTACTGCTTAAATCTTTTATTGCGTTAGCATCTGTACTTTCGGTATTAAGTTTCCAATAACCAATTAAATTTGAGTTAGATGCTTCCGAGCTATTTATCCCAGAATTATATATGCTTTGCACTTCAGATAAAGATTTAGCATTATTATAAATAGCAACACTTGATATTTGCCCATCGAATGTATAAGCACTACTATAAAATGCACCTATAATAGTTTTTTCTGTATCAAAGTCTAAACTGTTTGGAAAACTACTTGAATTATCAGCATGAGTAGTTACACCATCTACATATAGTTTTGTTTTAGTATAATCACTTGAATCCCATACTGCCATAATATGATGCCAACCACTTGTAAGTGTTTCTGTTACACTCCAAGTAGTTCCATTTAATCTAAATATTATATTATTTGATAAAGATATAATCGTTATTACACCATGATTATTACTAAAATTACCAATGTGAACAAGAGCATCATTAGAAGCTGAAACATCTGTTAAATTTGCCCATATAGAAAAACTTAAATCTCCTGTGTAACTATCACCTAATGATGT